CGCCGACCAATCCGGCCAGCGTATTCGCCCGCTTCGTGATCGCCTCGAGCACCTGCGGCGACTCGAGCGTAAACGACAGCCCGACGCCGCCGACCTGACGCGCCCCGACCATATAGGTTTCGCCGATCAGCTTGAGATACGCGTCTCGCCAGGCGCGATAATACTCGCCGTCCTCGTCGGTATAGGCCTCGCGAATCTTGCGCTCGATCCGCCGGAGCACCTCGTCATCCGAGCGCGTCCCGACGCCGAACATCGCCCCGACCGACTCGCGTTCCGTCTTAAACAGCGTCACCGCGCGATCGTAGAATCCGACCTCGCGCCGATCGAGTTCGTCATTCACCGCCCGCCAGTACTGATACCGGCTATCGGCCTCGAGTTCCTCGCGCGATAGGCGTTCCCACCACATCGTCGCGGCCGCCTCGAGCGATTCCCCGTCCTCGGGTTCCTCGGGTTCCTCGTCCTCGCCGTCCTCCGGCTCCTCGTCCTCGGGCTCGAGTTCCTCGTCCGGCGCGACAAACATCGCCGCGGCCTCGATCATGGCCGCGACCAGGGACGGCTGCAGCTTCGGGAACGCCGCGAGGATCAGCGCCTCGACCGCGGTCGCCGGCAATTCCTGTTCGACGATCGCCTCGAGCAACTCGTACAGCGCCTCAACCTGGTCGCCCGACAGCGCGTTATCGGCCATCGCGCGGACCTCGAGGTAGGCGGCGTTCCGGCCTTTAGCCTTCGCCTTCGCCTCGCGGAGCACCTCGCGCATAAACGGCAGCCCGTTATCGCCGACCACCAGCCACTTCACCTGCGCCACGACGCCGGCCAGCCGCGTATTCCCGCGGTGGCGAGCGCCCCACGCCTCGCGCAACCGGATAGCGTTCTCCTCGGCAAGTCCGTCCGGCTTGCCGCCCCGCTTCGCGATCGGCGTCAGCGCGATAAACTGGCGATTGCCGCGGATATTGCCGCCCTTGCGCCAAATGGCCGGCCAGTTCGCTTTCAAGTCCTCGGCCTCGGCGACAGGGAATAGCTTCCACTGCGAGTTCCGGAGGCTTACCGCCTTGTCGTCGCCCTTCGCCGGAAAGTTCGACAGGGATTCCGCGCGGCCCTGTTCGTCCTCGAGGCCGGCCATCGCGTCGCCCTCGGCGTCCGCTTCGTCCTGCGCTTCGCTGACCATCGGCCCAGGACCGACGGCCGGCGTTTCGTTATCCGTTGCCGGCGGAGCCTCGAACACCGCGGTCGGGTCGATCACCGCGGTCGCGGCCGGCACCAGCGTCGTCCCGACGGTCATCGCCAGGGTATCGGTCGGCTCAGGCACCGGCGACAGCTTGAGCGCCCGACGCGCCTCCTCCCACGTCCGGAGCGAATCCTTGAACTCGGCCCGTACCCGATCGCTGGTCTCGCGGTCGTTCTCCACCAGGTCGCGGAGGATGTCGTGATCGTAGGTAATCCAGACGTTACCAAACTCCGGCGCGAGCCAGTTATTAAGCTCGTCCTCGATCGCCGACAGCATCGGCTCGATCGTGTGCTGTACCAGCCGCGCCCGCGCCTCCGCGTACTGCGCCCCAGATAGGCCGGCGTCAGACGTCGCCGACGCGATCCCGATCATTCGAGGGTCGACGCCGTAGGCCGCGCAAATATCCTCACGCGAGACCCGCCGGAGGCTCGGGAACTCAAGGTCGGACAGCGTGAACCCGAGCGGCTTGATATCCCGCACCGCCCCAAAGAACGCCGGCGACCCGCGCTTGCCGCGGTCCACGACCCGCGCCCGATACCGGTCCTGCATCGCCACCGCGTCATCCTGCGTCGCCTCATCGGACAGCAGCACCGCAAACGTCGGCGTCCCGTCGTTGGTCACGACCTGCCGGACGTACTGCGTCGCCTCGTTATCGGCGGTCATGCTCGCGATCGCAGTCGCCCCTCGAGGGAATCCGAATACATCCGGCGCGAACGGCCGCGACATTTCTAAATCCTTGAAATGCAGCATATCCTCGACCGGCACCTGTACGATAATGCCGGACCAGTTGCCGTAATCGTACCGCCGCGCGTCGCCGTCGGCGTCGACCCAAACTGTCTGAATCGACTCGGCGTTCACCGACCGGAGCGCCACCGGCGGCCGGTTCGGGCTCGGTCGGTCCATCTGAAAGAACGCGTTCCCGTAGCCCAAGAAGTCGACCGCGTACCGCGCCCGCATCTGCCGCGCCGTGAACCGCGGCCCAGGATAATCGAGCAACCGCTGCAGTGGATGCGACTCCGGAACCCGCGACTCCTGATTGCCTCGCTCCTGCAGGACCACCAACGGCACCGAGGCCACGATATCGGCCACGACGCGGATACACGCGTGTACGACCGGATGCCGGCTAAAGCCCTGGACGCGGATCGTCGCGCCGTCCGGCTTGTATTCCTGCGGGTTCGCCGTCCGCACCAGCGCCGCCTGAGCGGTCCCGCCAGGGAAGTTCGGGTACGTCGTGTCGATAATCGCGCGTGAACTCGCGGCCGGCGCGATCGCCTCGCCGCGTAGGGTCCGCAGCGCCGTCGACAGGCGCGTAAGCAACGGCGGTCGGTTTTCAGTCATGCGGCCCCGACGAAATAGAGTGACTCATCTCTCAGGAACCGTACGCCGTTCCACGCGACGCGTCAACATGATCGGTCCCGCGCCTTGACACCTGCAGCGGTCACACGACGAACGGCTGCGAACCAGTAAAGAGCAGCGCCGACAGCCCCCAAACCAACGCGTCCACGCGGTCCGGTGACGTGATCTGATTCTCCGGATTGAACCCGACCATCTGCGACTCGAGCAGCGGGAACGTCCCGACATGGAAAATGCGCTGTTCCTGATACAGGGAATAGACAGGCTCCGCTCGCGCCAGTTTCCCGCGGCTGGCCTTCACGTCGATGATCCGGATACCGTTCGCACGATCCCCGAGCGATTTCAGGACGGCCGTCACCATATCGCCGCCCTGGTTCGTTTCCGCCACGATCGAGCCCTTCCACCGCCGCGCCGCGTCGATCGCGATCGTCGCCCACTGGTTCGGCGTGTACCGGCCCGACAGGTCCTCGAGCACATACCCGCACCGGTTTCGGTCCTCGCCGACCACGACAATACCGGTTTCGTCACTGTTCGCGTTCGCCGTGACCGCCGGATCAATCGCGACCAGGACGCGTTTTAGGTCGTCCGGAGCCGAGGCCACCCGCGCCCGCTGAATCTCGGTCGGCGTCCACAACAGGCCGGCGATCTCCCGCAGCCACTCGCCGGCGTAGATATGCTGATACCGAGCAGGGTTCGCCGTCCGCGTCTCCTCGATCTTGGCGAGAAACGAGTCGGACAGATTCTCGCGGTTGTCCTGCCAGGTCGTATGGATATACAGGGTATCCGACCGCGGCTCGGCCACGAACAGGCCGTGCAAGAAATGGTCGACAGTCGACGGGTTGAGCGACAGGATTACGCGGTTCGGCCGGAGTTGCGACCGGATTGAGTCATCGATCCGATCGAACGTCATCCGGTCGACCAGTTCCTCGGCCTCGTCAAGCACCCAGGTCGTGACGCCCTGAATCGACTTGAGCTTGGCCGTCTGGTTCCCGCTCGAGGTCTTGATCCCGCGGAACAGGATACGGCTGCCGGTCAGCCGATTGACGATTTCCTTTTGGGTAATATCGAAATCGTCCCGCTTCCCGAGCCGCTCGAGCTTATCCACGAATTCAGGGATAATCGACGCGCCGGCCGATTCCATCGTGTAGCGGGTAAACAGGATAACGTGCCCGCTCTCGTACGTCAGGTTGAGCAGGAACACGCTGAGATGAAACGACTTACCCGATCCGCGGCCACCGGTCAGGAACGCGTAGCGCCAGGCCGGTTTCGGATGAAAAAGCGCCCGATACGGCGCGAGCAGGACCAGCGGCTCACCGGCCGCCGAGTCCGCTCCGGTCATCGCGTAATGTCCATCGTCAGCACCCAATCCTGCAGCGTCCGCTCCCAGGTATAGGGCACCCCGAGACTCTCGAGCCACGCCGAGACCGCTTTCTGGGCGTACATATTATGGAAGGTGTCGGGCACGTCCTCGACCGTATTCCACAGGATGACGTCCGTCTCGGCCTCGGTATCCAGCCGCCAGAACACCGCGACAGCGACGCTCGAGGCCACCCGCATCATCTCGGCGAGCGCCTGGCGGTAACTCGGGAGATGCTCAAGTACGTGCCGGCAGTACACCAGGTCGACCGACCGATCCGGCAACGGGATGGCCTCAACCGACCCGAGCCGCACAGCCAGCCCCTTCGCCGTCCCAGCGGCCACGATTGCCGGCGTCACGTCGATCGCCTGATACGCGACCTCGGGCCGGTCCTTCCAGATCATATCGGCGTCGACATACACGCCAGGGCCGCACTCGAGAACGGTCACGCGGTCACGGCCGAGCCTGTCCGCTGCCTCGCCGACCGCCTCGCGGCTCGAGCGGTCCGACTCGAGCAGCCACCGCGCCAGGTCGTTCCCGCGCGTTTGGTGGTTCAGTTCCCACCACTGTTCGTAGTACTTCACGACCCGACCGCATCGGACCAGACGATCGGCGGCGTGACGATCTTCTCGCCAGCCGAGGTCACGTCCATCGTCTGCGCCGATTTCCCGAACGCCCGATCGAGCAGCACCTCGGCCGCCCGAACGTCACCGCGGACCGCCTTTGCCCGCAGCGCCGCGAGGGTCGCCTCGAGCGCCGTGATCCCGTCCTTTTCGTCGGCTAGCACCTTCGCCAACGCATCACGAATGTCTGGTAACTTCGGTCGCCCCTTCGGGTTGCCGGATTGTCCTTTCTTCCAGGCGGGTTTTAGGTTTTGCGGGTTCGGTGGCATGGCTAGACCTCCGGTGTTACTGCGGTGTTAAGCGCACGGGTCGGAATTGCACCGCCCCCTTCCGGCTGGTCGCCGGACGTACCGCTGCCAGTACTTCGTGCGCGTTCGACCATCGGATACGGTTGCCGCAACGGTTCAATTTGTTCCCGCATGGCTAAATCTAATGGCATCAAATATTTGTGCTTACCTAGAGTACGATGTTCGACGGCCATCGGGTCCAAATTTGCACGAACCCAACGAAGACTATTTGTACCGCCCATCGCCACAATGGTACGAGGATGTACGTTTTTCCCGTGAATGATATAGGCGCCTTTCGTGCCAGGGTTTTGCAGCCCGACATAAATCCAGTTTGTCGCCTTATAAATGCCGCCCGCATGGTTTTGGTCGAGGTCAGCATAACTAACGACAAGGCGCAAGTCCGGCGAAAGTTGCCTAAGCATTTTTAAGGCAATCGCCAGCATACGGGATACCGGCGCATCATGTTTGGTCAAGGCTACACGCGTAAGTTCGCATACTTGATACTGCGTCAAACCATATGGCGATCCGATATGCGGCGTTGCTCCACGGGAAAAAATAATGGCCCCAATGAACTTTTCGTGCTCCCAAACGCCGATGCGCGACATTTTTCCGGCTGGCATCCGGCGACTGTAATGCCACCGCAAGCAAGCGAATTTTGCCGCATCAAACGAGCACCAATCAAGTCGCAACGTCACGGCAGTAGACCACCGCAATGCGGACATGACTCCGGCAGTTTTTTGTCTAATTTGCCTTGGTCATCGGCTGAAGTAGGCGTAAATGACGCCGTGATAGCGGCATCAATGCCCCAATGCCGTAACTGCACTTCATCCCAATCGTTTGCCAACGCGTCCCAATCCCACTCGCCGAACCCCACGTTGTCCTTGACCACGAACTCCCGCTGCTGCGCCGCGGTCAGGTGGTCGGCTCGAATTACCGGTACCTCGGTCAGGCCGGCCTCCTTCGCCGCCCGCAACCGCATATTGCCACCAAGCACCACGCCATCGGCGTCGACCACGATCGGCCGAAGCTCGAGCATTTCAGGGAAGTCGCGGATCGACTGCACCAGCTTCCGGAACTTATCGTCCTTGATAATCCGCGGATTGCTCGGGTTCGACTTGACCTTGGCGAGCGGCATCCGGACCCACAACGCGCTCATAAACCTTCCGTCGGCGCGAACGGCGACATCGGCCAGCCGTTACCGGTTTCGCGTGAGACCTTCGCGCTCCGGTCCTTGTCCCATTGCGTCAGGCAGACCGCGTACCGCTGCGCCGCGTCGGGATATTCCTCGAGCATTACGGTATCGTCCATACAGGCGGCGAGGAACGTGTCCTTGTTCTCGCCAGGGGCCGGCGTCGGCATCGGCATCGGTCAAGCCCGCCCGAGGGTAATGTCGCACACGCCGGCCGCCCATTCCGCTTGCGCCCTGGCACATCGGACCTTAAGCAGGTGGTCGTGGTAAATATGCGACACGATCCGCCGGCCATGCGTGAGGTCGATCGTGATCTGAATCCAAGGCATCGTCGTCTCGTCCATCGGTCGCTCCATTAGAAAGGGGTGACGGTCGGCATCCCGATCGTCATCGCTGGCATCTCGAACTCGTCAGTCTTGGCCGGCATCGTCGGCGGAGCCGGTACCGCGTCCTCCGGATCAGCGGCCGGAATCG